GGGAGCTCCTCCAGGACAAGGACCAGAACAAGGGATGGCTGATTTAAGCCAGATGCCAGGAATGGGAATACCAGATATGGAAGGACAAGGTAGTGAGGAAGAACAATTGCAGGAGGTACTAGCAAATGTCAGAAGAAGTCAAAACACCGGAACAAGATAGTGGAGATACTAGGGTTAAGATAAACCCAAAGGATGCCGCTACATCTATGTTACCTGCTGGATTGGACGCAAACAATTTAACTCCAGAACAGCAAATGAATTATACATCTACAATGGTTAAAGCATCACGTTTACACGAGAAAGCCATAGATGGATTAACACAAGAAGAGGAGGATGTGTTTAACGCATTACTAATCGCTACACCGGACGATATCGCTGTAGAAGAAAGGTTTGCTCAAGCACAGAAACTCTTTAACACTACTGTGAAAAAAGTAGAGAAAAAAGAAGAACAACCAACAGAAGGCACAAATGTTTCACCGAAAGGTGATGCGGATGTAAGTTCCAAGGTTGCAATAAATAATAGTAATCTGTTAGAGGAAACGAATCCAGCTCCATACGGTGATGATAATGAATATTTCAAATTCTTAGAAGATAGATACAAAAAACAGACTACTGTTAAAAGACTACAAAATAACAACTAGGAGGTAACTTAATATGCCACAAGGAGCAATTAGTTATTTAAATGAGGAAGCTAGACTTGCCAAGATTAAAATTGACTCTGATATCAGATTTCAAGCTGGTAACATGATGCAGTTCAGAAACTTGGCTAAGCCTATTAATTCCTACGGCAAGAACAAAGGTTCACAAGTTGAGATAGAAAAGTACCAAAAACTTGGCACTGCAACTGGAACAATCAGTGAACTTCAATCTTTGCCTATGCAAAAACCAAGTGTTGGGTTTGTAGTTGCAACTGTTAACGAATATGGTAATGGTGTGTCTTATACTAGAAAAGCACAGACATTAGCAGAATACTCTGTAGATGAAACTCTAAAGAAAATTCTTGCTATGAATGTCGCTGAATCTATGGATAAGATTGCTGGAACTGAATTCCAAAATGCAGATGTATTCTACACTCCAACCGGAGCAGCAGCAGGTACGTTCGATAAGGACGGTACTGTAAGTACTGGTGCAGGGGCAAGTGTTAGTGCATTCCATATTAGAGAAATTATCAAAAACATGAAAAACGATAATGTACCTAAATGGGACGGAAACTCTTACTTAGGAGTTTTCTCAGCATTCGCAATGTCCAAACTATTCGAAGATACTGCAACAGGCGGTATTGTCGATTTACATAAATACGACCAACCAGAAAATTTAATCAACGGTGAGATAGGTTCTTACTTTGGATTAAGAATGGTGGAAGAGAACAATGTTCTTTCTAGCACAATTGGTGGTCATGCAACGCATCAGGGTGAGGTAATCATCTGCGGGTTCGAACCTGTAGTAGAAGTATTAGCACAACCTGAAGCAACAATGATAGAGTCATGGGACTTCGGTAGATTTACTGGAGTAGCATGGAACGCACTGACAGGGTTCAAAAAAGTATGGACTAATTCAACTGACAGTGAGTATCACTTAGTTAGAATACACTCTAACGATTAACCAATAGGAGGTAATTAATTATGGCGTTTAACAGTAAAATAAACACCCTTTTTATTCCAGGCGAATTAAACTGTGCCGGTGGTGCAGCAGACCATTTCACTTGGAAAGTTGCTCATCCTATGGTAGTGCATAGGGTGGAGTTCGTAGCTTCATTACTCTTTGCAGCAGACTCAGCATCAGCTGTGGTTTCACTAGACCATACTGATGTAGTAGGTAGTGTTGCAAGAGCAGAAAAAGCTACAATAACTTTAGCAGAAGCGGTAGCAGTAGGTGCAACTACTGAGCCTTCTTCGTTCACACCGTTCTTTGTTCAGGATACAGATATCCTACACTTTGAACATAAAACACAAGCAACTGACTCAGGAACTGCGGCAGGTAAAGGATTCTTTATTCTTTATTACGAGTCAATTCCAGACAACGAGGTTGCTTAAATAGCATGTGGTATAGAGTGCATTTAAATAGAATTCACTTTAACCTTGCGGATAAGGAGGGCAAGTACGTAAGAGTCTTGTCCTCTGGACCCATATTTAATGTGGAAACATCATCAGACGTAGAAGTCGAACTGCTTTACATGTTGGCAGAAGAGAAGTCTGAATTGATGCAATTTGTTAAATCCTGGACAGAACAAGATAATTCTTGGTATCAGCTAGTATTTACCAAATTGTCAGACGCATCACGAGCTGGATTTACCGGCAAGACAAAAGTATTTAGTTATTGTGGTTATGCATTATTTCAACGTATTAAAGACCATATACAGTTTGAAACTAAATATATGAACATAGGAAACTTGAATGCGTCTAATCTACAATCACGAGATGTAAAGGAAGAAGTAAGAAACAAATCAAACCATAAAATCCCAGGTGGCGAGAAAGTAGGAAAAGACTGGGTACAGAAACATGGAGGCAAATAGATGTCAAGAAGTGAACTAAATTATGATAGAAGTAATATCGTTACAAAAGTAAAAAGTATGTGTGGCAGAAATTTTACAGGTATTGACACAGTAATAAAAGATTTGATAAATGTATCAGTAGAATTGTTTGGCAACATGGTATCTTCTGTTTACGATGAATTTGTATATACACATACAATATCTAGCGGTGAAGTAAGTTCTAAGACAGATGAGTATAACTTACCAAATAGAACTAAGATGATACTAGATGCTTACTACATAGACGTATCTGGAAGTGACGAAGTATATTATCCCATACATCTAAGAAGCCCAATTGATTTTGATTCCGCTGTGTCACATGGTACTACATATGGACGACCAAGTTTTGACTACGGTTCAGATACATTAAAGTTTGGACCAGGTTATATGTCTAGTCGTTCTACTCGTGCTGATTATCAAGGAATACCTCAATCTGGTTATAGAGTTAATAATGCGTTTCATGTTTATCCAACACCGGGAAGTAGTGAACAAGATAATAAAATAAGACTTATGTTAGGAATGTATCCAGCTGATTTACAAGAAGATGGAGCTAAAAATAGTATAACAAAAAATTACCCTCAAGCATTGATAACATATACAGCAGCACTGTTTTGGTTGTTACATATGAATGACGCACAACGAGGACAGCAGACGTTAGGTTTGGCTACAATGTTATTACAATCATTCGCAACACAAGATGAAGTAAACAAACTAGTAAACATAACAATTAAATTACCTAATTAGGAGGAACAATGGCAAACGCAATATATCCAAAAGCAAAAGAATCACTATTAAAAGGTGAGCTTGATTTGGAAGATAACACTATCAAAGTAGTATTAGTAGATACTGGTACATATACATATAATGCAGCACATGATTTCTATAATGACTTATCTGGCGTACTTGGTTCAGGGGTAGCATTATCTAGTAAGACTGTAGCACTAGGTGTATTTGATGCAGCAGATGTAACATTTACTACACCGGCATCAGGTACAAGTATTGAAGCATTAGTTATTTATAAAGACACAGGTAACGTAGCAACAAGTAACCTTATAGCTTACATAGACGCAGGAACAGGATTACCGTTTACTACTAATGGAGCAGATATAGATATTGTTTGGGACTCAGGTTCTAACAAAATCTTCGCAATATAATGGGCGGAAAAAAGACACCTGCATGGACACGTAAAGAAGGTCAAAGTCCTACTGGCGGATTAAACGCTAAAGGTAGAGCTTCAGCTAAAGGCAATCTTAAAGCACCACTCGGTAAAGGCACAAGTGGTAGAAGAGTCAGCTTTGCAGCTAGATTTGCAGGAATGAAAGGACCTATGAAAGATAGTAAAGGAAGACCTACACGTAAGGCATTGGCTCTTAAAAAGTGGGGATTTGGCAGTGTCGCAGCTGCACGTAACTTTGCAAATAAACATAAAAAAGGAAGTGCATAATGGCAAAACCAGGATTATACGCAAACATACATAAAAAACGTAAAAGAATAAAAGCAGGTAGTGGAGAGAAAATGCGAAAACCTGGAAGTAAGGGAGCCCCGTCAGCCGCTAATTTTAGGCGTTCAGCTAAGACAGCTAAGAAAAGGAGATAACAATGGCAATAGCAGGTAATAAAATAACAAGAGCTAAGATTGATGCGGATGCAATTGACGGTACAAAAGTAGCTGATGATTCACTAGATAGCGAACACTATGCTGCAACTAGTATTGATAATGAACACCTTGCAGATAATGCTGTAGGTACAGATGAAATTGCAGACGATGCTGTTACATATGCTAAGATACAAAACGTATCTGCTACAGATAGAATACTAGGGAGAGACTCAGCAAGTGCAGGAGTAATTGAAGAGATTACACCAGCTAATCTACGTACAATGATTAACGTAGAAGATGGTGCTACTGCTGACCAGAGCAACGCAGAGATAGTTGCTGCTGTTGAAGCTGGTTCAGATTCAAATACTTTTACTGATGCTGACCATAGTAAACTAAATGGTATAGCAGCTAGTGCTAACGCATATGTACATCCTAACCATAGTGGTGAGGTTACATCCACAGCAGACGGAGCTACAGTAATAGCAGATAATATAGTAGATGAAGCAAACTTAAAAGTATCTAATGCTCCTTCTA